ACAGGAAAAAGACAAGATGTACAAGCGTCTTGAAGAAGCCGATACACGAGTAAAGGCAATGGAAGAGCAACTTGGTATTATCACGACTGAACGTGAAAAAGCCATGGAAGAAGCAGAGAAACGTGCCGCTAAAGAATCAGAACTTATCCGTGAGCGTGAAACTTCTGAACTAAGTGCAAAAGAACTCCTTCTAAAGCGTGAAGACGAATTCAACGTAAAGTTGTCTCAGATTGAGCAAGATTACAAAAAGCGTTTTGACGAGATTGAACACCAGCGTTCTCAGCAAGAAGCACTGCTTGAAAAAGAACGTGAAATGCAGGCTTTGCAGTCATATCGCAGTCGTCGTTTGAACGAAGAGCAAGAAGCAATCATTCCAGAACTTATTGACCTCATTGCTGGAAACAGTCAAGAGGAAATAGAAAACTCAATCGCTGTGCTTCGTACACGAAGTAGTGCTATTATTGAGTCAATCCAACAAGCAACTCAGCAACAGCAGGGTCGCTTGAGGGGAGTGCCTCCAACGGCACCTCCCGTTGGGCCAATGGAGAATCAAACGGAATACCAAACGCTTACAGCCGAAGATATTCGGAATATGCCAATGGAACAGTATGCAAAGATGCGTGAACGGCTCATGAATGCCACCCCCTCTCGTAGGGGTCGGTACTAACTTATAACAAATATTATCCTAGGAGGATAAACAATGGCCCTTCCAGCCCCACTTGGTGGAGCAATTACAGGAGCAGGTCTTGGTGCAATTACCACCACAGGCTACTCAAGTGATTCAACACTTTCCCCAGCAATCCAGACAATTTGGTCCAAAGAAATCTTGTTCCAAGCAATGCCAGTACTTCGTTTTGAGCAGTTTGCAGTTAAGAAGACAGAACTTGGTGTTATGCCAGGTCTCACAATTAACTTCATGCGCTACAACAACCTTTCGGTTAACGAGCAAACAGGCGCACAGTTGGTTGAAGGCGTTCGCATGGAGCCAGTGGCTCTCTCTGCTAGCCAGATTCAAATCACTGTTAAAGAACAAGGTCAAGCAACTGCTGTAACCGAATTGCTTCTTAACGCATCATTTGATGACGTTATGGCTTCGGCTTCACGTCTCCTTGGTCGTCACATGGCTCAGTCAATGGACGCCCAGGCACGTAACACGCTTTACTCTGCTGGTATCCCATTTGGTGGCGGTTCCGCTGTTGCTCCAAACGTTGTGTTTGGTCGTACAGCCGCTACTACCCGTGGTGCTATCTCGCCTTATGATGCAGGTACTCTTGGTGCTTCTGCTTCTCCTGGCTACATGTCACCTGCTTCCATCAAGGACGCAGTTGAAGTACTTGCTGGACAGAACATTCCTCGCCTTGGTGATACTTACGTATGTTTCGTTCACCCTTCACAGAGCCGTTCAATCCGTGACTGGCCTGAATTCATTGAAGTAACAAAGTATGCCGCTCCAGGTAACTTCATGCTTGGTGAAATTGGTCGTCTCTATGACGTAGTATTCATTGAAACCACACAGGTCTTGAAGACTTCATCGCTTGGTTCAGGCGTTGTTGACATCAACACAGCATCTGCTGGCGCTCAAGAGCCTTCGGCTGACTCATACTCAGCCATCATGATTGGTGACAACGCCTTCGGACAAGCCATTGCATTGCCAGTGGAACTCCGTGACGGTGGCGTCATTGACTTTGGTCGTGAGCATGGACTTGCTTGGTACGCAATCTGGGGCTTCGGTGTCATCACCGCAGAATCCCGTGTACTTATCAACACCCTCGGTGGCGCAATCTCCTGATAAAGGAGTGAGCAATTGGTGGGGGACGCAAGTCCCCCACTTTCACCAAAACCCCAACTACAAAAAGGACCCCACGTGTCAACTACTCGTAAGACAAATGTATTTGCAGAACCTATCTCTGATGAAGAAGAAGTTATTGCAACTCCTGCACCGTCAACAAACCCTGACCTCAAGCGTTCACGCATCAAAGGTACATGGGCTATGTACTGGGCTGGCAAGACTTATAATTTTGAGGATGGCAAAACATATACCATCCCCGTTGGTCTTTTTGAACACTTAAAGGCACACGGAAACATCTACGACACTCTCTGAGGTAACTAATGGGTTTCCAAATCCCGAACGCTCCACTTGCTTCTGTAATTGACCAGTCTGAGCCTGATAGTGGAGACTTCCAAGCCCTCGGTGACCGTAAGACTGGTGTTATTTCTGGTTGCTTAGTTGCCGCCAACTCAACCCCTGACCAAACTGTTACTGTCGCTAATGGTGAAGTAATTTCTAATGGAGTATTTCGTACTCTCGTTGCAGGTAGTGGTACCACAACTTCTTTGTCATTAGGTCAAGGAACCGCAGGCGCCGCTCGTTTTGATATTGTTGTAATTAACTCAACAGGAACTTTAACTGCTCGTACAGGTACTGCTGGGTCTAACCCAACCTTTCCAACTCTAGAAGATGGTGATGTCTTTCTAGCCGCTGTTTATCGTGCCTCTGGTACTTCTGACATTATCTCAAGTACTCGTATTATTGATAAAAGAGTTATTACTCCAAGTAGCATGGTGCGTTCAGGAGCACTTACTGCTCCAAACCCACCTTCAAGCACTTTGGGCAATGTTGGTGACATCTTTGTTAACACATCAGTGTCTTCTTCTACTGGTCAATCTCAGGTATACCTTAAAACTACTTCTTCTCTATGGGAAAACCTTGCTGAGTATTACCCAATTGCTACTGCAAACACTGTTAACACCCTTGTTCAACGTGACGGTAGTGGTAACTTCTCTGCTGGAACTATTACAGCAAACCTTACTGGTACAGCCACGGCTGCTCCATGGACAGGTATTACAGGCAGACCAACTGTTGGAAACGTTACTGTAGGAACTTCTGCAACACCAAGCGGTGGCGCTGCTGGTGACATTTACATCCAGGTAGCGTAATGCCTAGCAGTAATAGCCATACACCTAAAGGGTGGGCTACTGGCGCTGGTGGGTTTACTTCTTGGGTAAACGTTAAGGTTTATCAAAGCGGTTGGCAAAACGCTAAAAAAGTGTTTCGTTGTATTTCTCCAGGTGTTTGGACAGAGGTTTGGAGCAACCGACCAGTAGTCACTACTGCCGCAGGTACATCATCTGCATTTGACAGAATTACTGCCAACGGTGCAGTTAACCCTAACAACTTTTCTGCTACCCCTCGTTTTTACTACAAAAAGAATGCAGATGGTGCGTACACCGCAGGCACAGAACTTACTGCTCTTACGGGTGCTACATCCCAAGATGTAACATCTACTATTACTGGATTAGTGGAAAACACTACATACAATTATTACTTATCAGCAACAAACTCCGCAGGTACTAGTGATATCCCAACGGTTAGAAACGTTACAACGCCTTTAGATTGTCGTACTGTTGCCAATGGTGGCACAGGATGGGGTTCGTCTTCTTCAAGTGTTGGTGCACTTTGTGGAACATGTGGAAGTAAGACAGTTACTACAACAACTTACACAAAAAGTGGATGCGAACCCACCTCTCCATATAACGTAGTTTCTGAGACTACTTGTACAGAAGATGCGTGTGGGTGTAAAACGGCTGGTACTAATGGCTGGACCAACAAAGCACAAGAAACACGAGTAGTCCACTGTGGTAGTTACTGCAATGGTCAAAACCAATACCGCCAAGTTATAGAAAAAGCAGGATGTACGGACCATGTTGCTACCGATTGGACCAACACAGGTGAATGTACTGACCGAGTAACTTCACAAAATGCCAATAATTTACCAAATGGGTGGGTAATGTGGATGGAAAGATACGGATACGGACAAGCAGATAACAGAAAAGTAGTTGTTTACCCAAGCAGTAGGCAACCTTTTAGCCCGTATAACTATGTTTTTGGAGATGACACGTACTGTTACAGTTGTTTTCTTCCTTATGGAGGTTGTAACTATGGGGTTACATATAGTGTGGTTTTGTGTCCAATAACATCTGCTTACTATTGGGTAGATTCAAGTTGTACGGCAGATTTGTAATAACTAAAAGTAATAAAAACTTAAAGGATTATTAAATGGATTATATTGTTGTTGTTGTTGAAGGTGATGTTGCTTTTAGCATCCCTATTCCAAAAGAAGGAAACATGCGTGAACTAATGGTTTCTGCATACTTTTCAAACCCTACGTTTGTTTTACATGATAAAGATTTAGTGTATGGGTCTGAGTGGGACGGAAAAGAATTTACAACAGTCGTAGAAAGACCCGTATACACGGGACCCATTGGCAGTGTTGGTGACACTTGGGACGGGGAAAAATTTATACCTAAGGGGAAACAATGAGTTTGTGGCAAGAGTGGAAGGCTAAAAACCTTGCACAGCAAGAACAAGGCAACGTCTCTCCTTTAGATTTTCTGAACCCTGAAACTGAATATGTAGATGTTGAAACAGCAGATAATCGTTTATCTATATGTGAATCCTGCCCCGAGTTGATGACTACCAAACAGTGCTCTCTGTGCTATTGCTTCATGCCTGCTAAAGTTAAATTGTTACATTCTGCGTGTCCAAAGGAGTTATGGTGACTGATTTAGTACGCCCCATATCTACACCTTCTGGCTCTGTGACGGACATTACACGTATTCGTGGGGTAATGACACACCGTTATCGTGAATCTCAACCACAGGTAAATCAACCTACTCAAGACACCATTCCAGGCGAAAGTTCAGGAGAGCAGTAAAATAGAGTATGGCTACTTTAACCCCACTTGAACACACAATGCAGTTGGCACGTACATACCTTCGTGACTTCCCTAAATTCTTCCAAGTATCTTTTGATGCTGTTGGTCGTACTTACGAGTTAGGACAAACTAATGTTGACAGTAGTACTTTGTGGATTGCTAGCACTACTGGTGCCAGCGCAACTGAACTAACCACTAGTCAGTACAGCATTGATAACCGTAACGGTATATTACGGCTAGCGGCAACTCCAGCAGCCAATACTAAGATTATGATTGAAGGGTACTACTATGAGTGGATTCTTCCTGAAGACCTTCAGTTTTACTCAGAACGCTCTATCAACTTCCACACCCCTACTATCAGTGTTCCACTAGAGCAGGCTAACGCCGCTGTGTTGGACGTAGTGGGTCTAGGAGCGCTTGTAGAGGCTCTACAGGCTCTTATGACAGAATATGCC